CTCCCACGCATTACGTGGTTTCCAGAGGTAAGCTACCCGGCGCAGGGCGGCGGGAATAGCACTGCAGTAGCCGCTGCCGTTGCGGCGCTTGCACCTGTGTCCGTGGCTGATGCCACTGACGCGGCCACTGCCGCAGAACTGGCTAACGCCAACAAAACTGCGGTCAATGCCATCATCGCCGCTCTCAAGGCATAGCGGCAGCGCTATACTTGTAATCGTAGCGGCAACACAACAAAGATAAGGGGCCGACAATGGCTGGATATTACGAAAAAGAATACGCGACCAAGGGCAGCGTCCTCGCTCACCCGACCGGCTACTCTGCCTATCCGCAGACCGTAGCCGCAACCGACGCGGCCGTCTCCACCGAGGGCGGAGCCAAGGTTCTGCGCGGCGGTACGGTGTATCCCAAGAATGACGCCACTGCCAAGGGCGTGGTTCTGCAGGACTACGCCTTCGCCGATGGAGACGCCACGGTGCAGGCCGCGATTGTCTATGTCGGTGACGTCAAGGCCAGCGCTCTCAAGGCGCCTCTGGCCGCTGAAGCCAAGGCGGCGCTCCCCGGAATTCATGTATTCGGGGAATAATCGCTGATTGCGGAGTTATACCGCGCCTCCATACCCTCACTGTTACGGCAGTGGGGGTATACTTGTATGTAGAGGCTGGGGCCACACCTCGTGCCGTGTCACGTTAACCACGCAGTAGACCACCTCATGACAAAACAAATAACTATATGGAGGGTCATCAAATCATGACTAATCTCAGTGAGCTGGTCACTGCACCGGCCATTGCCGCGTACTGGAATACGCTGCAGAGCAATCAGATCCCGTTCCTTGGTCCGTCTCTCTTCCCCGCCAAGCACATGTCCGGCCTGAAGCTGGAATGGCTGCGCGGCAAGGACTCGCTGCCGGTTCAGCTGGCTCCATCTGCGTTTGACACCAAGCCGACCATTCGTGATCGCGGCGGAGTCGCCAAGGCAGGAATCAAGCTGCCGTTCTTCCGGGAGTCCATGCGCATCGGTGAGGAGGACCGTCAGGAGCTGCTCACGCTGCTCAGTGCCAACGCGCCCTATGTGGATGACGTCATCGCACGCATCTTTGATGATGCTGCCGCTCTGGTCAACGGTGCGCTCATCAATCCTGAGGTGGAGATCTTCCAGCTGCTGCAGAATGCGAAGATAGACATCGCCTCCGCTGATGATAGCGGTCAGGCCGTCAACTACTCCTACGACTATGACCCCAACGGCACATGGGCCGCAGGCAATGTCACCACGCTCACCGGAGACGCAGTTTGGGGCGGCGTTGGTCAGCATCCCGTGTCCGATATTCTCGCTATGAAGCGCAAGGCAGCTGCTAACGGCACCATCATCACGCGCGCTATCGTTTCTACGGGTCTGTGGGCTCAGCTGCTCACCGATGCCAGCATCGGCAAGGATATCTTCCCGCTCGCGACTAGCGCTGCACTCTCCGACAACGACCTGCAGACGTATCTGTCCAACAAGACGGGCATCGCCTTCACCGTCTACGCCAAGCAGTACTACGACACCAACAAGGCGGCGCATTCCTTCATGGATGACGACAAGGTCGTCTTCCTGCCGAGCACGGCTGTCGGCTCCACCTACTACGGCACCACGCCTGAAGAGGTTGATCTGCGCGGCGGTCAGGTGCCGGGCGCTCAGGTTGCTATCGTCAACACCGGCGTGGCCGTGCTCACCCTCAAGGAGGCGCTGCCCGTCAACGTGGTCACCTCTGTGTCTGAGATCGTGGCACCCAGCTACGAGGGCATCGACAACGTCTACGTGCTCAAGGTGAAGTGATATGACGACGACAGCACAGGAACAGCGCGTCATCACTGAGGCCGCAACCACACTGGGGCTACTCGGTGTTGGCGCGACTGCTGATGCTGATGCCGCTGTTCTCACTGCTGCCGTCGGTAGGGCAATACGCAACTTCTGTAACCGCGAGGATATCCCCACTGATCTTGAGAGTGTCTGGGCTAGTATGGTCGTGGACTATGTGCGCTGGGCTGCAGCTGTCAAGAAACAGAATGATCCGTCTGGTAGTGTAGCATCAACTGCAGGAGCAAGAATCAGCTCCATCACTGAGCTTAGCGTCAGTGCGCAGTTCGGTGATGATACTACCTCACAGTTAGCACAGGCAGCTTCAGCGCACAGCGTTGCCAGTGGCGTGGAGGGCATCATAATGGACTACAGGGATCAGCTGTATCGCTTCCGTAGGATGACATGGTGAGGTGTACCGATGATCGACATATCGGCGCTTAGAGCCGCCATAGAGCTCCTCTACACTGATAGGATGGACATCACTTCGGTACAGACCGTCGTAGTGAACGGCATAACCAAAACCAAGCTACCTACCACGCCGCAGATCACTGATGTGCCATGCCACATCGGCTGGCCCACAGGCACTCAGGACGCCACCAATGGCACACACACGCTAGAGCAGAATCAGATAGTCGTATCATGCGCACCAGAGGTGATTGTGCCCACGGGTAGTCGCATCGACATCCGGCGTTATGACTCAGCTGGCAGGCTGTACGCCGAGCTGCATGGCACCACGGCCAAGGCGGCGATCACGACGGGAGCGGCCTCAGTCGGGGCGAATCATCAGGAGCTGCCCGTAACGCTGGAGGCCGTGGCATGAGCATGCAGTACGCTGAATTCACGGAATACCGTAAGCAGATAGAGGCTCTCGCGAATACGAATGACTTCGCCATCATGATGCGCAATATCCTACTCACTGAGGGTTTGCGGGCGCTCAAGCTGATAAGGCCTCGCACTCCGGTTGATTCCGGTACGCTGCGCCGAAACTGGGCGCTAGGCAACGTGACCGTGACAGGCAACATCGCTAGGATTGAGATAGTCAATCCGACTAGCTACGCTGCCCCAGTGGAGTACGGGTGGACCAAGCCTAGCGGCGCACACTACGTTGGTGCCCACATGGCTGAGGTCAGCATGGACATCATCAGCAAGCAGATTGACGATAGGGTGAGGGGGCAGTTCGAGCAATGGCTACAGGCACATCTAACGAAATGACATGGTCGGCACTCACTGAGGCCTTCGCCGAACGCATACACAGCGTGCCGGGACTTGAGACAGTGCCAATCTATGCTGATGTGCAGCAGACGGTCCCTTCTTTGCCCGCCGTGTTCATCACGCCGGTCAATCCATCTGAGACGCTCGCATTCGGTAGTCGGCGAATATTCGACTGGCCGGTTCAGATAATGCTTTCTCTTGGAGAGAATGAGCAGGAAGTAGAAACTGTTGGTGATAGATACGCCTTAGACCTCATGCGTGTAGTAGAATATATACCGTGGGGTGTCACAGGACGTATCGCCACTGATAACAGGAGCTGGACGATATCCGGCTCTGACATCATCATCAATTGTAGTGTCCGAATACACCGGAGACTGGAACAAGGAGAATAGATCATGGCATGGACAACTGGCCAGAATGTAATCAGCGGCGGCGAGGGCACTCTGCAGATTGAGGATGCGAGCAACCTCATCACGCTCGCCAACGTCACCAAGCTTGAGGCCAACATTGACAAGGACAAGTCTGAGATTCAGGTGGTCGGCAAGCGCATGAATCTTCATAAGACTGTTGGCCTTGCAGGCAGTGGTACGCTGAGCCTCTACTACCTGAGCGCACGATTCCGCGAAGACCTCAAGGAGTACAAGGATAGCGGAACTGATCGCTACTATGAGATCACTGCCACTAACAATGATCTAAGCTCTGGAGCAGGCAAGCAGGTCGTCGTGCTGCACGGTGTCAACTTCGACTCAATTCCTCTGTCTCTGCTTGACGGTAGCCACACTGAGCTCACCGAAGATCTTGATTTTACGTTTGAAGACTACGACATCACCACGCCCTTCACCACGGACGCCGATGTGGAGACCACAGCCCCAAAAGCATGATGTCTCGGTACGCTGAGACACCAACCACCGATCCAGAGGAAGCATCAGCGCAGGAGCCAGACGGTACACCTGAGACTGCAGCAGAATAGGAAAAGTAGAACATGACAAACACCAATGAAGTGACATCCAATGATGAGTCTCTTGAGGATTTCCTTGTAGACAATCAGGTCAGTGACACCACAGCCGAAATCTATCCGTCTGAGCGATTCCGCAAGGCTGGCAAGGCATTCACCATCAAGGCAATGACCAACGCCCGAATGAAGGAGTATCGTCGCCAGACCAGTCGCCGCCTTAAGAACGGACAGCGTGATGACGACCCCATCGCATTCAACGTCGCCATCGCCATCGGTCAGACCGTCAGCCCGAACCTGAGGAGCAAGGAGCTCGTCGACCGACTGCACGCTGGTAGCCCGGAGAACGCGATTGAGCTGATTCTCCTTCCTGGGGAGATTGCCGAGATCAGTAGTCAGGTCATGAATCTCAGTGGCTTTGGTGATGACGACGTCAACGACGGTGAGACCCCTGAAAAGCTGGTTGAGCGCGCAAAAAACTGATCGAGGGTGGTGATGCCCTAGCCAACTACGCGGTAGACGCGCTGAACCGCTGGGGCTGGCCACCAAGCACTATGGTGAAGATGGACGCGCATGAACGTGCAGTCACCATCGCCATGCTTGACATCATACACCGGCAAGAGAAAAAGCAGCAGCACGAGATGAAGAGTCAGACGAAGAGGGTGCACTAATGGCGAGCGAAGTCAAAACCGCAATATCCCTTGAGGATCGCATCTCTCCTGCTGTGGCGAAGATGAATCGGGCGCTTGCCTCAACTGAAGATCAGATGAGCAAGGTCGATTCAGCGTCTGACCGGGTTGGCAAGAACAGCGGCTTTGCTTCAATGGGAGAATCAATTGAGGGCACTGGCACTAAGTCAGGCTGGCTTGCCACTAAGATCGGCCTCATAAGCGGCGTTATGCAGAGCGTCACTGGTGCCGCCATAGGTGCATTCAGTGGCCTCAGCGGCGACATAATTGAGGCCTCTGACTCGGCGCAGAAATTCGGGCAGACGCTGAAGTTCGCTGGTATGGGCGACGCCGAGATTCAGAAGCTCACTGCCAGCACGCAGAAGTATGCTGACCAGACAGTCTATAGCATCAGCGATATTCGTAACATCACATCACAGCTTGCCGCCAACGGCGTCAAGGGCTATAGCTCTCTAGCCGAGGCCGCTGGCAACCTCAATGCCGTGGCAGGCGGCAACGCCGATACATTCAAGAGCGTTGGCATGGTGCTCACGCAGACCGCAGGTGCCGGCAAGCTCACCACTGAAAACTGGAACCAGTTAGCTGATGCCATTCCGGGTGCATCCGGTGTGCTTCAGAAGGCAATGCTCAAGAACGGCGCGTATACCGGTAACTTCCGTGATGCTATGGCTAAGGGTGAGATCACCGCCGACGAGTTCAACAAGGCCATACAGGACGTCGGCATGACCGATGTCGCCAAACAAGCAGCGACCAGCACCCAGACCATCGAGGGCGCGTGGGGCAATTTGCAAGCATCTGCCGTAAGCATCGGCACCAAGATTCTTGATTCAGTCAAGCCTGCGGTCACCGGGGCCATGTCAAGTCTTGCTGACCTATTCAGCAACGTCGGCACTGGCATGCAGGGCGTGCTCGACATTCTCCTCAAGGGAGACTACACCGGCGCTCTACGAGAGGCGTTTGGGCTTGAAGAGGACTCACCCATTGTAGACTTCCTATTCAATCTTCGTGACACTGCACTCAGTATGTTCAATAGCGTCAAGGAAGGAGCATCACAGCTGTGGGGAATTATGAAGCCAATACTGAGTGGCATAATGGGAGCAATTCCTGGGATAGTGTCAGGAATAGGGGCATTGATAAATGGAGCTAAGCCAATACTCACAGTAATTGGTGGAGCATTGGTTACTGCAATGGTAGCTGCATGGACTGTCACAGAAAAGGTGATTCAGGTATTGGGTAAGTTTGGTGACTGGCTAAGTAGTCATCAGACAGTAGCCACCGTATTCGCCACTGCCATAGGTGGGTTGGTTCTCGCGTGGAAGGCGCTTCAGGCCGCTGCTGCGGTGAACACCTTCTTCGAATCAGTACAGGCTGCTGGTGGTCTTGTGGGAATGATCAAGAATCTCACAGTGGTCACCAACATTCAGAAGACTGCCACAGCGGCGTGGAGTGCCGTGACCAAGATAGGCACCGGCATACAGATGGCGTTTAACGCGGTCATGGCCATCAATCCGTTCGTGCTGATCATTGTCGCCATAGCCGCAGTGGTGGCTGCACTGGTGTGGTTCTTCACGCAGACCAAGGTCGGTCAGCAGGCATGGCAGACATTCACTACCTGGCTGAGCGGTCTGTGGACCGGGTTCGTGGCGTTTGCACAAGGTGTGTGGAACGGCTTTGCAGCATTCTGGTCTGGACTGTGGACAGCAGTGAGTAGCGCATTCTCGGCTATCTGGAATGCCTTGGTGGCATTCTTCTCTCCCATTATTCAGGGTATATACACTATCATCTACGATGTCATCATAGTCATAGCTGCAATCTGGGTGACGATATGGAATGGTATCTCAGCTGTATTCACTGCTATATGGAATGGCATCGTGGCATTCTTCACGCCGATCATCAATGGCATATACAACACCATCGCTACCGTGATCACTGCCGTACTTTCAGTGTGGCAGGCGGTGTGGAGTGCGATCAGCAGCTTCTTCAGCAGCGTGTGGCAGGGCATGGTGAGCTTCTTCACGCCGATAATCAACAGCATACGCAACATCATATCAAGTGTGCTGAATGACATACGGAACACATGGAACTCAGTGTGGGGAGCCATCAGCGGCTTCTTCGGAGGAATATGGCTAGGGATGGTGTGGGCCGTAGGCAATGCCGTGGGTGCCATAGGCGGTGCCGTTGGTAGAATATGGGGCGTGGTCATGGGGCCACTCTGGGGTGCCGGAAGCTGGCTTGGCGACGTGGGTCACAACATCATCAGTGGTCTCATCGGTGGCATCACTGGAGCATTCGGATGGCTGAAGAGCACCATCAGCAATCTTGGTAGCAGTGTGGTGGGTTGGGCCAAGGATGTGCTGGGCATCCACTCACCGTCCAAGGTATTCAGGAATGAGGTAGGCAAGATGATCGGCCTCGGTCTCGGAGACGGCATTGCCGCTAGTACGGGATACGTCACTGACAAGATGGATGATATGATCACCGCTGCCACACCAAAGATTCCCTCGCCGACGTTCTCCACGGGCACCACGGGCGGTGACTATGATGGCGGCAATGGCACGGGTATTGGGCATGGCGGTATTGGCACAGGTGGCTATCCCGGTGGATCAACATTCGGCAACGGAAGCGCTGGCAGTTCATCTACCATCACTAACCGCAACGAATTCAACATCAAGTCAGACGATCCGTATGCTGTGGCAACGCTAGTCGCACAGGAGCTGAGGAACTGATATGCGCATAGATATTATTCCAGACTCAGGGCATCCAGTACATGCAAGAGATGCTGCATATGGCTATGAGTGGTGGAAGCACACCTGCTTCCTACTCAAGAAGGCTGACGACTACGAGGGCATAGAGAACTGGGACACCACGTCCCCTCTGAAGAACACTGATCCGGAACCATACCCAAACACTGCTGGATCCATACCTCCGGTCAACCTTACCTATGGTCACAGAATACCGATAGTGCATTTCTACTATCTTTCAGGACCTGAAGGATCAAGCCTCGCTACAGCGCAGGCGAAGAGAGACATCAGGGGACTGACCGGTCAGTGGGTCACGCTCTACGTACACGATGAAGAGGGGCTGTTGTACGCTAGAGGGTATGTGTCTGCAACACCAACGATCCGTCCTATCGATTCTACGTCATTTGAGGCCACCATTATAATCACCTGCCCAGACCCGATTAAGTACAGCACCTATGAAGACTATCAGCTATCAAACGGTGCTTCTCTTACATGGAAGAGCGGCGGAGACTATCCTACCTACCCGAGAGTTACTATTGATGAAGCTGTAACCGCTGTCCACATTGCAGTCAACGGTAGCCTGTTCGACTGGGAAGGAAGCGCTGACTCGTTTATTCTGGATGGAGTCAATAATATTCCACACGACCGGGAGGGCAACTACCTCACGGGTGCTATAGCAGCCACTGCTCTTCAGCTCCCGCCTGACAATGACAACATCATACAGGTAAGTGCTACTGGCCCATCATCAAGTACGGTTTCAGTACATAATGGATGGAGGTGACGCTACATGTCTGAAATAAGTGCAGAGAAGGTAGGCAGCGGCTTTGCCACTGTTCACAGCGGTAAGACGGGGGAGTTCAGGTTTACCATTCAGGTCACCAGCTACTCCATGTCATGGCTGCTCTCTGATGCGGGGAGCTGCTCTGCCACCATACAGATCAGTGATGAACTCGTCGGTATGAACCTGCAGAACAGACTGAAGAAATGGAGCACCATCATCTGCGTCTATCGCAATGACGGGCAGCTGGACGGTGCCATGATCGTGAAGGACAGAAAGTACGATTTCAAGACACATAAGCTCTCGATTACGGGAGCTGACGGATGGGGCTTGCTTAGTAAACGTCTGGTCATGAACCCGACTCTAGTGAATAATTGGCAGGACGGTGATGTACTCATTGACGAAGACAACCCTCGCCCAGACTGGAAATCGATCTACACTGGCAGCAAGCCGGACATAGCTACTAAGATACTTCAGGGCACCGATAGCTGCGGTTCCTGGCCCTATCTCTACGCCCCCTACACTGGAGGCAGCAACACCAAGACCTATGACAATTGGAGTCCAAAGTATATAGACGACGCCCTCACTGATCTAATCAAAGAACAGAACGGCATAGAGGTGCTGTTCATGCCGGAGCTGGACTACAATACGCAGAGATTCAAGTGGAAGGCGCAGATTGCTGATAAGGTGCAACTGCATACATACCAGTTCGTGGACGGTCTACCTGATAATCAGTGGTACTTCACTGATGACAGTGATATTGGAGGAGACATAGTGAATCAGGTGTACGGGTTCGGCGGCAAGCTAGACGACAAGATCGTTGTCGCAAGGGACACCAATGATGATACTGATCCAGACATGCCTCTGCTGCAGACAGTGAATACTGAGCACAGTACGGTCAGCGATGTGGCTACACTCAAGCGATATATGCAGGGAATAACACAACTTGGCACGGAGAGTCAGGACTCCATCGGCATCGCGTATAATAGATTACGGTACAACATAGCTCCAGGAGATGTAATTTCAGTGAAATTCATTGACCCCTACTTTGGTGTAGGCAGCAGAACGCTGAATCTCCGGGTGCTAAGTACAGACTGGAATACAAGCAACATCGGCACTCTAGCTGCCAGAGAGGTTATAGGTGATTAGCATGGCATATTCATCCCCCACCAATAATCCCATAGCCTCTCTCAGGCGCGATATCAAGTCTATTGAACGAAGAGTCAACACCGCTAATTCACCATCTGGTACGCAGGCGGCTCAGACGGTGAACAAGATCAAGGCCACGGTTGCCGCCCTTAGTCAGCTTGTCCAGTTCTTGACTGGCGCACGTGGCTACGCTTCCAACACCGCATCATGGTCCGACGGCAGCAGTAACGGCGACCACACTGATTTCACCTTCGTCGCCTATGACGCCGCCAATGACGCATCAGTGTATTTCACGGCACCGGAATCAGGGATCATCTCCGTGGATTTGACCGCGTGGCTCGACGTGAAGGCGAACGCATACAGCGCCGACGCCTCCAAACCATACGGGGTGAACGTTCGCGGTGGCGTCTCCTTCGATATCGTCACCACCTCCGGTGCTGTGGCCTACGCGGCTCGGCGTGACGACGGGGTGCAGCTGACGACTGAGGCGTACGGGTCGAACAATGCCAACGTCATCGGCGCGACCACATCCAACACGACCATGGTCTCCGGGCTCACGCCTGGCACGGCGTACACGCTGCGCACCAGGCGCGGCCGCTACGGTTACGCGCACGACGGGCAGTCAAATCCCATCGCGATGCCCGACAAGGGGTGGTGGACGGTGACAATCGACAACCTTCGGGTCAGCGTGGTGCTCGTATCCGGGGCGACCATCAACGACCAGACGCCGCCGGACGGCGACGGGTCACAACAGCAGGGAGGAACATCATGAGCGGAGTATTGGCCGAGACCGACGGTCGCGGCGACATCCTGCTGCTACGCGGCATCACCAATAGGCTGGCGGTCAGATGGCAGAGGGATTCGGGTTCGGGCTTCCAGCCCGTGGATCTCACCGACTATGTGTGCACGTTCGAGCTTCGGCCGCCCGGCTCGGGCGATGTCGCGTACTCGCGGGCGTGCGACGCTCACGGCATCGACGGGATCGCCGCAGTCTATATTCCGCCCGACGCGTTCACCGCCACGGCCTGGGCGACTCGCCGTTCGGGCGAGTGGCGCATGACCGCCTCGAATGGCGGGACGACCGAGCTATTGGGCTGGGGCTATTGGACATTGGCGAATTAAGGAGGAGATTATGACCGATCAGATCATCGACAGGCGCACGGTGGCGATTCCCGGCCCGGCTTCCGAGATACCTGGGCCTCCGGGCTTGCCGGGGGTGAACGCGGTGCCGGCGGATGAGGCGGTGGCCACGTATGTGCTGGCTGCGGACTCGAAGACGCATGCGGCGGTCAGGTTCGGCGGGCGCGATCGGATGGTGGTGTTCGGCGACTCGATGACCGTGAGCGCGTCGCCTGGAAGCAACTGGTGGCAGCTGGTCGCCCGGCGGCTGGGCCTTGACG